CGGGACTAGGGGCGCCTGACGCATCAGGGCGCTGCGCGGTGGCCCACTCTTCGATGGGCACATGCTTGGACCAGGCGGGATCAGCCCGAGCTTGCAACCATCCTAACAACTCCTGCGGCCACACATAGGGCCGCAAGCCTGCATAGAGTGAGGCCACGTGACGCGCTGCTGCCACCTCATAGCTGATAGGGCTTTCTCGCACCTGCCGATACACACGGCGAGGGTCAGTCATGATCTTACTGATCTTGAGGAGACGCGAGGGTAGGGGGCCCCACTGCCAGCGAGAGTGGGCCAACGTGGGATACCAGTAGCCTTTCAAGAAAGACGGTCCGTAGAACGTGGAGCCCATATCACCCACTGGCCCTGACCACACTCGTACCTTGAGCGAGAGACCGGCGCCGGCAAAAACGGCCTTAAAATGGCGTGCATAGCCCTCGTCGTTGAGATCTGTCGCAGCGATGGCACAGGCGAGCGTGTGAATCCCTCCTGTGACAACAGTGTTGCCCACAGTGGTATCTACGCCGCCAGTGTTGCGCTCAGCTTGACGGTGGAGGCGCACTGACCCGCCATCAGGCATTCTGGACCCCGCAACGCAGGTGGCGGAGGAATTGGCGAGTAAAAACCAACACACTCCGACATCAATACCACCGGCCACAAGAACCCTGTATTCAAACAGGAGAGCCGCAAGACGAACACTGTGATCGCACTGGGAGATATCACCTTCAATGAAAGTAATGCGACCAGCACTGCGGATAACCACAACGCTGTCGTCACCAGCCACCAAAATATGCCAACCGTCGACACTTAAGACGAACTCGAACCACTCGTTTAGATCCCCGGCACTAAGACCCGCCCCGTACGTAAGGTAAACTACTTTGCCCTGAACAGCCCAAGGCTGATGGTGGGGGTTATGGCGCCAATTCCAAGCTCGCTTGATATTAACAGATGCGGCGTACACGTCCGGGCCAACTGTAACAGCCAGCATAGGGTCAACGTTGTGGATAGGCCGTGGCACACTTCCCACGTCCGCTTCGGTAAGACGGCACTTAAGGAGGACCTCGTCCTTCTTAACGTTGATCTGGACATTAACCACTTTCTTGCTGTTCACCGCGAGGGGACTGTGAGCAATCACTTCGAACGCCCGCAAATAACGGTCACGCTTCGCGGGGTCCGTATGCTCCAACCACGCGGCATTCATCTGCGGCCTATCCAACGCGCCCAAATCTTGAAACCCTACGTCATAGCGTCGAATCGTTGGCCACGGGGCGCCAGGATTAGCCCACTCTGCCAATACGGCGTCGCCCGGTATCGGCCACTCTTCAATGGGCAGGTTCCTATTATTGCCTGCAAAAAGCGACGTGATTAGCCACCATACACCCGGGTCGGCATCGTACTGAATAGCCTTCGCCAGTCTGTGCTCAACGACCGCTCGCATGTTACCCACGGAACTAGCCGGTCGAAACATTGGCGCGTTGTGGCCCCAAATGCGGAAATAACCGGTGCCAACGTTGTCTTCAGGGGCTGCGAACGGGGTGGGCACATGGAGCACACTAACAGACGGATCGCGTGCAGCTGGCGGGAGGCTAGAAGCGGTATACGG